CTTTCATTATTTAGTTTACTCATATATGAGATTTAGCATTCCGGATTTTAAAGTCAGAGCTGAATTAGAAGGTAAATGTGAATTTGCTTATTGTCACAATCTTGGAACCAATATCATTAAGAAAGCTGTATTCAAAGATGATGATGCTCCACATCACTCTTGGGATAATATTTGGGCTGATATCTACTTTCAATTCTTTCAGAAAGCTGGTGCTGGTAAAAGAACTAATCATAACATTGGAATTGGTAATATTCCAGCATTAGAAGATTGGAGTTCTGAGAAAGAGGCTTATGATTTTAATATCGAACAGCCTTGGTTTTACGGTATTGATCGTTGTTATGCATTTCCAATTTATGCAGCCAATAACAGCCAAAATAAACCAGAACATAGATATACTTGTCGTTTAAATTTGAATGAACTGATTAGAATTAGAGTTTTAGAAAATGATACTTGGCGTGAGTTATCTGGAGAAGTTGATGTTAGTAAGTATTTGGATACTAGAAAGATTACTAAGATTAAAACGCCAGAATTATGGGGTCGTTACGCTTTGTTATCTGATATTGAATTAGCTCATTATAAGTGTCTTGGTACTAGAAGCTACTTCACTAGAGATGTTGAAGTTTGTGATACAGCTAACACTAATGAATTTGGTACTGTAGCTGATGTATCTTTAACATCTTCTAAGATATGTTTAGCATTCTTTTGGGTTGCGGAAAATATTGATGCTACTAATGCTAGGAATTATTCTAATTATACGACTAATAAATATGATCTATATGAAGGTCGAGATCCAATCACTACTACTACTTTGAAATATGGAAATACTCTTTATTTAGATAAATTACCATCTGATCATTTTAGTATTGCTCAACCTAGAGAACATTTCCCTAGTTCTCCGGATGAAATTGGTTATCACGGATATAGTTATGCATCTAATTGTGCTAATTATGATGCGGATATTGGAGTGGTTTTTGAGGGATTGAAAGCTAAATTGTTGTGTAGTATTGATGCTAATAGTAAGAGTGTTGAGAAGAGTACATTTATTACTAGAGTGAGATTGTTGGTTTTGAGAAAGTGTACGGTGACTTTAACTGGGGATAAATTTACTTTGTCCATTCAGCAGTAGAATTTAAATTATAATTGATTTTTAAAAGTTGAAACATACTTACTGAATGATATAGACAATTTAATATTTGAACATTCTGATCAATGTATGAAAATCATCTTAAAAATAACTTATCCTAACAAATTTAAGAAATGTGAAGGAGGTTTATGTTTCTATGCTGCTTACTATGGCTATTTAGAAATCTTAAAGTGGGCTGTAAATAATAATTTTCACTTAGGAGATAATGTTGATGGTGCAGCTGCTCAAAATGGTGATTTAGAAATGTTAAAGTGGTTAAGAGAAAATGCTTGTCCTTGGAACATTCAAGTTTGTTTGAGTGGTCATAAGATTGAACATATTGATTGCTGGTTAAGAATTAATAATTGTCCTTGTGGTAAATATAAGTGAGTTGTTAATTGTTAATTTTTAAAACTTTGAGCCCATATAGTTTTTAAAATACTTGAATTACCCAAATTATAAGTTTCACAGAATTTCTAAATTATTTGAGTTATAAGTTTTATAAAATTCTTGAAATACCCAAATTATAAGTTTCACAGAATTTCTAAATTATTTGAGTTATAAGTTTTATAAAATTCTTGAAATACCCAAATTATAAGTTTCATAGAATTCCTAAAATATTTGAGTTATATAGTTTTTAAAAATACTTGAGTTATATAGTTTTTAAAAATACTTGAAATACCCCAATTATAAGTTTCATAGAATTCTTGAAATAACCAAATTACAAGTTTCATAGAACTCTAGAATTTATAACCTACAAATTTTTTAAAACTCTAACCTTTCCTAGGAGAACTCAAATTAGGCATTATAACAGTCGGTATAGGTTTAATATTCCCAAATTTAGCAGGCATCTTAAGTCCCGGTGAAACAGGTTTAGCTAATATCTGAGGTCTAACTTTATTAACTTCAGGAGATTTGACTATATTAGGTTTGATAACTTCTGGAAAACTAACTTTAACCTTATCAGGAGAACTAGGTTCCGATTTATTCTCTTTAACCACGATCTTAGGTTTAATAACTTTAACCACATTACTCACATTCAACCTCAAACTCTTCTGAATCGGATTATAAATCTTATTCGTATTAAATCTAATACATTTTCTCCATTCTTCCAAATCTATATTCTTCTTCATCAAAAATAACATAATTTTCACCGGCTGATCTAAATATACCACTTTATGACGATTAGTATGTCTATAATTCACTCCCTTCAATGATTCAATAATATCCTTAAATCCCACCGCAAATAACTGATCAATCGGATTCATCAAAGCTTTACTTAAATAATACTCATAATCAATCACTTCAGGTTTATCGGTATCTTGGCTCGTTAAATATTGATCTAATAATCTCATCTTATGACCTAACAATTTAGCATTATCATCTTTTACAACCACAAAATCTAATCTATCACCCGGTTTAATATCTTTTCCAGCCTTCCTCAAATTATCACCAAAGATCTTCATAAAGAAACTATCAGATTTGTAATTAGCTCCCAATTCTCTAATCGTCACCAAATCTTCAATCGGTACTTTACCACTAATCAATTCTTGTACTGCATTAATCAAAATATCCATTGCATCATCAAAGCGACCTCTATTTAATATCAAATTTAAGATTTTAGTATAGGTCTTTCTAAGAAGTGGTGAATTATCTCTTCTAGCTAAAACAATCCCTCTCTTCAAAATAATCAAATTATGCCCAGTAACATTACCATTTTTATCTTTGACTTCTTCTAATTTGAAATTTCCATTCTTACCAACTAACAAAGCCGCATATTTCTTCTTTTTCAGTACTAATAATCTCATTGCTTTCTCAAATTCCATACCTAACGGTGGCGGAAATAAACCTGGTCTTCCGTCTGGCCAAACCTTCCCATCACAATCTTTACAACCCGATTTAATCCCACTAATTTCTTGAGCTAATCTATTACCCCAATAATCACAATCTTTATTATCTTTCAAAAATGGCAAATGCATCATTACTGAATCAGTGTCTCCAGCGACTTGAATACCACCATATTTCTCTTCAATATATTCACGAACTTGACCAATCAATCTTCGCCCAGTAGCTGTAATAGACATGGCGGCTTCAATTAAAGGCATTAATCCTCCTTCATGAACACCTAAAAATCCAAAGAATGAATTAGCTGATACTTTCAAAGCTAATTGTCTCTTATCTAAGACATCCATTTCTAATTTATATTCTTTAATCTTTTGTAATCGCTCAAGTTTATTGCTCTTCATCTCATTCAAAGCAATCTGATAATTAGCTTTAATTCTCAATTCTAACTCTTTCAATTCTTTGGGATAATCATCTTCAGTACCAGCAATTCTCTCATGTTTAGCCAATAAATATTCATGATCAAACAACTCTGACAATATTAAAGCTCTTTTAGCTCTAGAAATCACATCAGGAGGTGCTGGAGGTTTAGAAGTACACATTTCTTTAATATCAGCAATCAAGATTCCTGGTACATCCGGTTTAATTAAACCGGCTTCAAATTCTTCTAAAGCAATCCTAATATTCTCAGTTTGCTCCAAAACTTTCAACGGTGGTTTAATATCTTTGATCATTGCTTGAACTTCTCTACGTTCTCTAACTAAATTTCGAACTAATTGCGGTAATAATCCCTCTCGATGTTTATAAAACTTGAATCGATAATGCTTAATTGTCACTTTCTTCTCCTTTTTCTTTCTTTTGTTCACTTCTTTTAACACTTCCTTTTGTTCTTCAGCCTCTAAATCAACTTCAACTTCAGGATCCAAAGCTTCAGGTGTTTCATCAGTCTCTTCTTGATCAAATTCAATAATATGACAATCTTCATCTGGAATATGTGTTTCTAATTCTTTGGGAACTAAAGTGGTGTAACAGATGTTATAAGCTTGAATGATACTTGGATACAAAGACGAGAAATCCAAACAGATAATCTGATCATACAATCCTGGTATCGGTTCAAATACATAACCACCATTAAATTTGAAGCCAGGCACATCTCGAGCATCAAGCACATAACCTAATTTAGAAGCTAAAGTGAATAATTGACTAACACATCGAACTTGTTGACCTCTAGTAAATAACTCAACAATAGTAGTACCAACAATATTAGACATTTCAACTAGGCTAACCCAAATATTCAATGCTTCAAACAAGTCAACTACCAATTCTGAATCCCGAATACAATACTCTACTACATCAGTCATTTTGGCTAGAACCTCTTGATATTCATTTTCAACTTCTTCAAGTTTATCGCCAGTGATTTTCAATTCTTTCATAATCTTCAATTTATCAGAAGTGGCTCTCAATTGCTCATAAATTTGAAAAGTCTCAATAATAGAAACTTTATCTAATTTAGATTTACCAATAAATTTCTGACAAACAAAATCCAACTTATATTGATCTAACTTGAAATCCCGTTTAATAATCACATAAGGATCAATAGTAATTCTACCTTCCATCATTAAGATATTGATGTTCTGATAACCGTAAGCACCTGATTTCCAAAGTTTACTAGACATAATCGATTTCTGTCCAATAATTCGTCCCATTACCGGCCATTCTTCTAAAACTCTTTTGATTCGATAATCTAAATAAGGGTTGTCAAAAGATAGAATATTGTAACCAGTAACGATTTCAGGATCAGTTTCCAAAGTTATTTTAGCAAAAGCTTCTACCAATTCCAACTCAGATTCCACATTAATTATCGTACATTCATCTAACTTCTCTTTCGGAATGTGTTTGCACTCACCAATTAAGACTGCAAATCTCTTTCTAGTTTTGACGTCAGTTCTTCTTTGATAAATACAAGAGATCAAATAAGCAACATCTAATGCATTGTATCGATCCGGCATTGCACGATGATTGTGTGAGTAACATTCAATATCAAAAGCTAGAATACCAGGTTTAGTAGTCCATTTTCTGGTTAATTTAGTACTAATGGGAAACATGGTAGTATAATCTTTAACTAAGTATTCATGTTTAGCTGTAGAGATTTTCTTAATATCTGGAACTTCTTTGGCATCAGCTGTGAACCATTGGGAAACTCGGGTTTTTCTGGC